CTCAGCCTGTGACGACTTCACATTGTTTTCAGCCTTTTCAACGTTGTCCTGCAATTCTTTTGTTCTCGCCTCTTTTTCTTTCAAGTTTGAATCTACTTTTACTTTTTCTGCGTCGAGAGCCTCTTGAAATCTTTGAATATTATCAGTAGCCTTCTTCAGGCGATCTTTATTTTCTGAAAGTTTTTCTTCCAAATCTTTAATTTTTTCATGAGAATCTTCTACACTGTTTCGTGCACGTTCAAGTTCGCTTTCGATAGATGCACGTTCAGTTTGTGCGTCACGCAATTCATTTTGGCTTTCTATCAATTTGCGTTCAATGTCTCTTATTTTCTCTTCAGACTCTCCAATTTCAGAACGCTTGTGTTCATCTTCGTTTCCAGTCCCTTCTTTGTTTCTAGTTTCATCCTGAGTCTTTTTCTTTTCTTCATCTTCAAGTTCTAGTTTCTTCGATCCACTATCTGATAGTTCTCCAATAAGAAGAAGAATAATGAGTTCAATTGTCTGAATAAGTCCACGACCAGACGTTTCGTAGACCCAGGCTGGCCAAACATCTGCATTTGTGACACCTGTAGCTGTACCACCTGTACCGCCTACTTCTCCCCCTGGCTGATTTCCAGCTGCAGGCTCAGGCTCAGGTTTTGTTTGATTAAGCAAAGTGTTTACATTAAGTAATTGTGCACCTATAAACAATAAGAATATAGTGAGCACAACAACTCCTATGTTTGCTGCACTGCCCATGCCCTAGTATATTCATTGTTTTTTTCTCAGTACAAAGTAACGAATGCCTGTGAACTGGCAAGGTGTTATAAGTGTTTCTATTTCTGCAGCAATCATGGGTATTCTAATCTACTGCATAATCACAGCCGTGAAATGGTGGAATTCTCCCGATTCACGCCCTGTGTGGTTTGCAAAAATAATAAACACATTCAATCCAGTCTATTACAACTATCTACCAGAATATCAGCCGTTTTTGGATTCAAAATCATCAGTGGTGAATGATTCTTCTTCAAAGACGGCAAATACATGTTCTTTTGGATGTACAAATTCCTCCAAGTGCAATGGATTCATTTTTGATAGTCAATTAAAAAAATGTACACGACTCCAGGATGACTTTGGGACGTATATAATGATTCCATCCGCTAATGTCGACACCTACGTAAAAACAACGAGTAATTTACCAAAATGGGGGTTTATAGAACAAGGTGATGGAATAGATTTCACATATAATAGCAAACTCGTAAGTCAACGTCTAGGAAGTGAGCTCTCTGGTACAGACGTAACAATTGCTTCAAGTAATTGCATAGCAATGAGTTCATCAAATTGCTTAGGATTCTCCGTGAATACTCTGACTTCAAAGTACCAACTTTCAAAAGGAAGTAACACAGAGACGACATCAAATGTTCAGAGTTATGCATTAGACTATGTACCTGAAACAGATTTCTTAGAGGTTTCATTTTAAATTACTTGTCTTGCAAACATATATGCAAAATAGACTGAAACAATAGCCAATAAAATCAATCCAATTGTTTTAAAATTTATATTTCCAAACAAACCAGATGCAGCACCTGATAACCCTTCACTAGCTACGTTTGCGATAATGCCTGCGTCTTGTCCAGCAGCATACGCCATGCGATCCGAGCACGATGTCTTGACTTTAAATGTCGCAACATTTGAAACTTCTGGGTCAACTGTAAGTTCCTTTCCAAAGTCTACGCGTACATAGCAAGGTTGAGGGACTGAATCAATTGAACGTTCTCCAGTAGGAAATGTATTTGACGAATCTGTAAAGGTGAGCGTGTCATTTGCTAAAATTTTTGAGCACGGAGTGTATCCAATATCGTATTTTGTACTATTAGACTGTGGAACCCATGAAGGCAACCCCTGTGGCCACGCAGCACTTACAACATTTGTTATATCCATAGTCTGTGAATTGACATTGTCACATTCAGCCTCCCCCTGCACAACTGCAGCAGTAAGAAGAGCCAGAGGAAGAAGGAGAGGGAGAAACATTAAACCTTTTGAAGCCTTGTCCAATATACTGCTTCTCTCCTTTTCATTTTTTGCTTTTGGTGTTGGATTTGGGTCTGTTTCATTCCCTCTAGTTCCAGCTGGCTGAGTCACATCTTCCCCGTTAGCACGTTTTGTTTTTACAGACCCGTTTGGTTGAACAGTATCGCCAGGTTTTGCACGGGGTTTAACATCGGCTGCACCATCATGTGGACGTGGAGCTTTACTATCATTAGGTTTACGACTAGTCGTGGTTCCTTTAGTGCTTTTTTGTTTCGTTGGCTTTGGCTGAGAACCACCTCCTCCTCCTCCTGCTGCCCTGACCTTTGTCGGAGGTTTAGATTTAGATTGTGAAAATCCTCTTTCAATCTTCCTAAGTCCTAAGATGGAAGCAAAATCTTTTGGTCTGTAGAATGGCAAGTCTGGGTTTGCACCGACATCATCTAGAAGGAAGTCTGCCATCTATTATTAATGGAGGGAATAATTATCAAGCCGTTTTTTGAATCAAATCTAAGAAAGTACCTTGATATTCAAGTTGGTGATACAGTTCTTCATATCAAGGTACCCTTTAGGTACGGCCGTGTTTCTGGGTGCACTGTCGAAGGCCTCACCCCTGTGCAAGACATGCCTGCTGGAACACGAGTCATCATTGAAACAAAAAAGGTGTACTGGGACGGTCTAGAGTATTACGTTCTTAAAAAGATATGTCCACTCTGACACGTCACGGAAAATGCATCCCTGTGAACCCAGACCTCAAACGTCAGTTGACAGTCAGGGCAATTGAAAATGCAATGGGGATTCGTCCGCCTTCATTCAAGGTGTACAGGGAGGGAAAGTCTGGACTGATGTACATCCCCAGATACTATGGAGATCCTGCGCTCACAGATAAACGATCTGAATGCCTTCCTGCACACATTGAATTCAAAGGAACCCTGAGGGACTCGACACGCCAAAATGAAGCTTTTCATGCTGGACTGAATGCATTTAGGACAGTTGGAGGGGGGGTTCTATCACTTGATGCTGGATTTGGAAAGACGACTGTTGCGCTTGCACTGGCAGCTGAATTAAAGGTGAGAACCATGGTCATTGTTCACAAGGAATTTCTGGCAAATCAATGGAAGGAACGTATAGGTCAGTTTTGTCCAGGGTCTACGATTGGCCGTGTCCAGCAAGATGTTTTCGACATTGAACAGGATTTTGTCATTGCAATGATTCAGACACTGTGTTCACGAGAGAATGATCCAAAGGCGTTTGATTCAATCGGTCTTGTAATTGTCGACGAGTCTCATCACATTGGGGCGGCTGCATTTTCGCAGACGATGTTTAAATTGTGTCCCAAGTATTCCCTTGGTTTGACGGCAACCCCGAATAGAAAAGACGGTCTGACGAGCATCCTGTACTGGTTCATGGGGCCAGAGTTTTTCAGGGTTCAGCGTGAAAATCAAAAGACGACGCGTGTCGAGACTGTAGTCTACGATGATCCAGAATTCAGGCAGCCTCCACCAGTTTCACGATTTGGAAAGATTAACATGGCTGGAATGATTACAAAGTTGACTGAACTTGATCAGAGGAATGAAAAAATTAAAAGCATCATCGCAGGTCTTGATCCAACTCGGAGGATACTTATTCTGACTGACCGTAGGGAGCATTGTTTCTGGTTGAAGAATGCAATTCAGGGTTCAGAACTGTATATTGGGGGGATGAACGAGCAAGAGCTGGACAACTCGTCCCGTCACAGAGTTATAATTGCAACGTATTCAATGGCACAGGAGGGATTGGACATTCCAGTGTTGGACACTTTGATTCTGGCAACTCCTCATTCGGATGTTGTTCAGGCTGTAGGAAGGATAATGAGGGAAACACCAGGAAAGATGAATAATCCGTTAATTATTGACATTATAGACTCGTGGTCTGTATTTTACTCAATGTATAAAAAAAGGCTATTATTTTATACAACGGCAGGGTTTCAGACAATTTCGAGCGCGGAAGAATTCCCAAAAGGTAAATGTTTAATACAAGTAGAATGTCAGCAGCAACTGTGAGCGCTCTTGCTCTCGTCTGTCTTTTGTCGTTTTTCATCATCGAGTCACTGCCAAAGACTGTAGTTTCATTTATGGATCTTCAAGAAATTAAGGATCTCCCAGTTGAAGTTAAAACAGCAATCAAAAACATCCTTCCAAATTCTTCCCAACTGAAAAAACACTGGGCAACCATGAATTCTCAACAGAAGCAAATGGTAATTCAACAAATTACATCGCAACTTCCAGGCCCGCCAAAGGCTCCATCAAGCTTCATAAAGAACGCTCCAAGCGAGTCAGGCCTGAAGCCTGGATTTCTTTTACCTAAGAGAGTCAACAAACGTGAGAAGAAAGCACCCAAAGACGAAGAAGAGGATGAGGTGATTACACTCGGTGACATCGGGTCCTCTGACGCTGAGGTCGAGCTTTCTGGGGAGTGATTTTTTCCTCACAGGAGGTTCTTCTAGTGGGGCGTACCTAATCCCCATTAACTACTCAATTACAATATTAAAATTATCATTTGGGTTATTCCCGCCACGATTCTGTATACTGGCGGGAATATCTCCAAAATCAACAGGAGCAGCGTGTTTGTCATGGATTGCTACGGGCTGAGGTTCATCCATTTATTAATGCAAAACATTAAAGTGTAACCTCCTTCTTCTTGCTGGACTTGCGAGGCTTTTTGACTGAAATTTCCTTTGTATCAGAACCCATGTCAACTGAGACAATGTCTGAGATTGCATCGTCACGAGGGCCTGGCTCACGTGTTCCTACTGGAGGAGGAGGACCGATTATGCCACCCATGAGACTTGAAAGATCCAGGCCTGGTCCACGCATCTCGTGCTTCTCAGTCCTTTGAACAGCCTCAGCCATGTTCTTCACAAGGTCTGGATTCTGCTTCATAATCTTGTTAATGTCTGGCATTGCAGACTTGAACATTGAGTTTGTCAGATGGAACATCATTGCAGACCCGCCAACCATCATGATGAGCTTCACCTCTGGAGCTACATTCACCTTTGCGTTGTACTTTTGGTAAAGCTCCTCAAAGACTCCATCATAGTCATCCTGGTTCTCCATGACATTCTCAGACCAGCCATCCAACTGAAGATCAAATGGATCAAACCGCTTGTTCAGAAACTCCAGACCAGACACACAGGCAACCAGCATGCGCTTCTGAAACTTGATTGCGCGCTCAGCCTCAATTGCATACGTAAGGCGTTTGTATTCAGTGCGTATTTCCTCAATGTCACTGTAGGATGAAAGTCGGTTGGATGTATGTAGTCCCTTTTTTGCGAGTCGGGCAATCTTGTTGAGCAAATCCGCCTTTTCATCCTCAATCGTCTTGTATCCTTCTGATGGAAGCTGCTGTCCGCCTCCACCCCCCATAGGCTGGTGTTCCATTTCCTCCTCCTCGCCACCGTCCCACATTTCTGGGCCAGACGGCCCTACATCAGTTCGCTTGACTGGGTTTGTAAACATCTCCAGACCCTCAGCCTCCTGCATAGGAGGTGGACGCGCCGACCTACGTGCAGGTGCTGGTCTGCGTACAGGAATAGACTTTTCTGGTGGTGAAAAGGAAATGTCATCCATCAGGCGCTGCTCACCTTCATCTAATGTTAATGTTACAGGAGCTGAATCGTTTAAGAGTTCCATTAATATTCTTAAAGAAATGAAGTCATAACCTTTAGACGCGAAATCATTTTCGGGGCTACTAATAAATGAAGAAGTCGTCTATGCGTATGGGTCTAATTGCAATTGTTGTAATTCTCGCCCTTCTGTTTATGCGTCGCGGGGGTGTGAGCATGATGCGTGATCTTTCGACTACGTCATCTCTCGGTCCACCTGGAGGTCTCTTTGGGTTAAAGTATGGTCTTGAATGTACTCCAAGTGGGTTTAACAAAAACTCTGCATTCCACACCAAGAGCATGACTCCAGGTGGTCCATGCGGTGACATGAAATTTGTCAGTGACCAGATGCAAAAATACAAGATTGACAACGGAATCGGCGGATCGTTACTGGCTAACTAAGAAAATGAAACACGCGAGTGCAAATAGAATGTGAACAATTCCAAACCAGAGACGAGCTGGTTCAACAGTCTCTTTGTTTCCAACCTTGTCGTACACCATTGCGATACCGCTTCCCATGGCTCCTATTATAATAGGAATCAGAGCTAATTTAAGTTTATCATCTGAAATTTGAAAATCTCCTTGTGAAAGGATAACGACAACTGCTAATGAAAGCACAATTGTAAACCACGAAGAAACCTGACCTGCACGTGTCTCAATCTTTTTACCAAATTGCTGATTGACCAGGACAAGCTGACGAATAGCCTGCACAAACAAAAATGTCAATATAAAAATTTTCAAAACATCTGAGTTGCTCATTTATTAAAGACATGACAAATTAAATGAGTATGAATTATACTTCAATAGAAGACGATGATGACCATGAAGACCGTCTTCTAATGATGAGTACGTACGACAAACTTCTTCGGTTGAGAAACGTCCTGGAGACTGACACATTTGAACCAAACGATGAACCGACTGAATTGATGACCCAACTCGAGGAACACAAGATTAATTATCTTAAATTACTGACTGAGGTCATTGATGGGTATTCAAAGCTTGGTCCCAAAAAGGACAAGGCGGGTTTGCTCTATACATTTGTAAATAAATTTGGAAATGATGACATTAAGTATGTTCATGATATCAAAAACCTTGTCCATCAATTCGAAGAAGATGAGAGGATTACAGAAATTGCAAAAGAACTCAAAGAAAAATCCAACCGTCTTCTTGGAATGAAAAAGGTTTTTGAATTGTGTGGAGACTGTGACATTCTTTCAAATTACATGTGTTTTCTGTGTCTTGACAGACCTGTTAAAATATTCATCGATCCATGTGGACATGTAATTTGCAAAGAGTGTTCTCTCCGAGGAATTTACACTTGTCCATTTTGTAGACGAAACGTCTCTGATTTCAAAACAATGTTCATCACCTAAACGTCCTTACATCCTTTGGAGCCTCTTTCCAGAATAGGACTGGGCTTGTTTCGTACAATTCAAACAACTTTTGATTCTCAGGCTGCCTGAGAACTTCAGCGTTTTCGAGCTCCATTGGAAAGTCTTCAGTTAAAAACGTCCTCATTTCTGATAGTTCTGGTGAAAATAAGCACGCAACTGCATACCCAATGTCTAGATTGAGACCATCCTCAGTCTGAACCCAGAAATGCTCGCATATTTCACCAGGGGATACACAATAGCCGTGAACAATTCGAGAATTTCCTGGAAGAATCTTCTTTAGAATTGCACAATGGTGAACAACAGAACCACTAATTTTGTGAAGCTTAATCCTGTTGGCCGTTCGTTTTAGAATATCCATTAGAATAGTCGAGTATAAAAAAAACCTGCGTAATTACAACATGTCAGATCCCATTCTCACAGAGAGCCTTGCACGTTTCACAACCTTTCCAATTCGCTACCACGACTTGTGGTCTCTGTACAAAAAGGCGGTTGGATCATTCTGGACTGTGGAGGAGATTGATCTTGCAGGTGACCTGAAGGATTGGGATAATCTTCGGCCGGATGAAAAACATTTTATAAAAACAGTTCTTGCGTTTTTTTCTGCAAGTGATGGAATTGTAATGGAGAATATTGAGATTAATTTTTCAAAGCAAGTGCAAATTCCAGAGGCTCGATCATTCTATTCGTACCAGAGCTTTAATGAATCCATTCACGGCGAGACGTACTCTCTCATGATTGACAAACTCGTAAAGGATCCTGAAGAAAAGACGACCCTTCTTCGTTCCATAGAAACAGTCCCTGCAGTCAAACGAAAGGCTGCATGGGCAATGAAATGGCTGGCGGCAGATGCTCCATTTGCCCAGAGACTGGTTGCATTTGCATGCGTCGAAGGTGTCTTTTTTAGCGGATCATTCTGTGCACTCTTCTGGCTCAAAAAGAGGGGTCTCATGCCTGGGTTGTCATTTAGTAACGAGCTCATAAGTCGAGATGAGGGACTTCACCAAGAGTTTGCAGTGACGTTGTACTCGCATCTTCAGGAGAAGATTGATTCAGAGACTATTCGAATGATTATAGACGATGCAGTTTCAATTGAAAATGATTTTATAACTGATGCAATTCCTTGTCAACTGATTGGTATGAATGCATCTGAAATGAAACAGTACATTCGTTTCGTGGCAGACAGGCTCATGAAACAACTTGGGGAGCCAGCAATATACGGAGACCGTAACCCTTTCGACTGGATGGAGAACATTTCGTTGGAAGGGAAGACGAATTTTTTTGAAAAAAGAGTTGGTGAGTACTCGAAGCACATGACTGAAGTTGGTGATTCAGTCAGGTTTGACGAAGACTTTTAAAATAGGTTCTTTGTTTGTTTGTTGGTTTTGATTCAGGGACGTCATCATCTGTGCTCTTGTACCACTTGTCGTCGACGTGAGCAGTCCACGGGAGCCTGATTCTGTCCATAGCCTTTCGGCAAATTACACACGGAAGTGAAATTCCAGGGAGACCATCTTTTCGAGTCCTCTGGATTACGAGTGGTCCAAATTTTCGATACGTCCAGTGAACGAATTGTGCAGGCCTGATCCCTTCACGATTCGCTTGTCTTTGAAGAATAGCAAGTGTTCTTCGTTCTGCGCAGCAACTGCAATTACTTTCGGTAGGCCCATACGGGACACCGGGCCCGCCCAAGCGGGCCATTCACAGTGCAGATAATGTACATTTATTCAATGATGTTTAACGTTTTTAAGCAGAGCATCCGCAGCTCTGAGAATCCTTACGAGGACCGTACACAGCCTTCCACAGAATGTGTGTCAGAAGTACGTAAACAAGTGCGTGTAAAAGCAGACCACCCATCTTTGGGAGACCGTCTGCTGATGCAATCCAGCTGCCGCCTACGCTACGTGTAATCTGGAAAACCTGTGGGCTAGCGATGAGAGCAAACATCACAAACGGGAGAATCTTCTTCTGGAGATGCATTTATAATAGGTTTCGAGAAAAATCCTAGAGTCGTCGACACGGTATTACGAAGTTAAAGCAAAACGACCCATATATAATAAATGGCAAGCTTCAACGTCCGTCGTATCTCTGACTTTGATGTCTCGAGCGTCACCTTCTCTGCAGTCCGCAAGAACACTATGGGCGGAAAGGTTGTCTATCTAAATGGGTCTGGAAACACTAAGCTTCTCTTCCAGCTTCCTCAGCTTCGCGCGCCGTACGGAATGAGCAGCTTCACTGATGCAGCAACCGGCCGGACAACGTATTCTCTCAGTCTTTCTCTGGACAACCCAGAGATTGCCGAGAAATTCAAGGAGCTCGATGACAAGGTGGTTGATTTCGTCCACTCAAACTGTGTGTCCTGCCTAGGTAAGCAGTACAAGAAGGATGTCATGCGCGAGGCTCTCTTCAAGTCGTCTGTCACTCCAGGCAAGGGTGACTATTCTCCGACCCTGAAGCTCAAGATGATGACGACTCCATCTGGATCGTTTACGGCCGAGGCGTATGATTCCAACCGGAAGCTCATCGAGCTGACTGCAGATTCTCTGGAGAAGGGTCAGGGTGTACTCAGCATCATTGAGATTAACCAGATTTGGTTCATTGACAACAAATTTGGTATGACTGTGCGTCTGCAGCAGATTATGTTTGCACCGACAAACAAGCTCAAGGGTTTTGGATTTCTTGACCAGCCCGAGCCTGTAGATGAGGACGAGGAGGAGGTTATTGATGATGCAGATGTATGAAAAAATATCACCCTATAGTAAATATGATGTTCTATAAAAATGCTACAAATAATGGACGTACAGGAACAAATCTCACAAGTCTTGCACTTAACGGAGGACCCGTTCGAACAATTTATAATGTAACAAAAGGAATTAAAAAGATTACAGCTGGAATTGCAAAAATTGGAAAAGGAGCCCAGGGAACTGTATATTTAGGACATAAAGACCCAGAGGCAAAAATACCAGTAACGATAAAGACATTTCGTACAGCTCAGATTGCAATGTCAGAGTTTGAAATTGGAAAATCTCTTTATAAAGTGTCTCCTAGACACATTCCCAGATATGAATCATTTCTTGATGAAAAGACGATTATGACCGAGTATTTTCACGGGGGTGACTTAAGGGAATGGCTGAAAAAAGTGAAACCTCGGTTGACTTTTGAGTTAATTGTCGACATTATTCGGCAGGTTTTAAGTACTCTTGTGGCAATTCATCAGGCGTATCCAAAGTTTCGTCACAATGATCTTCATACTGGAAACATTTTTGTTGATGACACTGGAATCAGACCGCGTATTGCAATTGGAGACTTTGGAATGTCAGTATTGACGCCGACAATTGGAAGTCAGGAGGTTTTTAACGGTTACTTTATAAAGAATGGAGTTAGTGTAGATACTCCAGAGCAATACGATGCGTTGTTATTTCTGATTGACATGAGAAACTATGTGAGAAATTATCCAATTCTTTTGGATTTAATACACTCGATTCTTCCTCCGCCCGAAAGCCTATCGAAGGATGGACGCCTTATCATGCCGTACAACGGTCCTAGTACAAAAAAAATACTGTCAATGATTATGAACGCGTCAACAATGGCTGTGGCTGCACTTAAAAATGTACCAGGCGTCAAAGTTTCAGCTGCAAACTATCTGAAAATGTCTCCTGCATCTAAAGCTGCGTATAAAGCAACACAACAGGTGAAGCCGTCTGGGCCAATGAAATTTGAAAAGGCTCCAGGTAATATTACTGGTAAAAAAGGGACGAATGTTCTTGCATTTGCAAAATTGACAAAACCAAGTCCCAAAAAATTTACAAATGTGTACAGTCTGAATAAACTTTTCAAGACACCTGCAGGTCCTACAAAGGCTGGAAAACTCCCTCTTCAATTGAAAAAAAGTCCAGGTGGCCGTGTTCGCATGGGCAAAAAACTTCTTATGAGTTTTAAACGCGACGAACTTGTACGCCTTGCAAGAAAATATGGTGTTGCTCACCAAGGAAAAGTGAAGCAGGATATTGTAGATGGACTTTGGAAGTCAAAAAATTCTTAGTACTACATTAGAAGATGTCATACTCAGTATCAAATTCATTATTTGGTAGAGTATCGTCACAGTCTTTTATACCAACTGGTGTTATTCCTGGAACATACGGTTCAAGTAGTAATGTTTCACAAATAACAGTCGACGCGTACGGTAGAATAATTTCGGCAAAAAATGTTTCTATTACAGGTGGAGGAGGAGGCGGCGGCCAGTGGATTGACACAACAGATGGAATTTATTATTTATCAAACGTCGGAATAGGAACGGATAATCCAACTTCAAACTTACACGTTGAAGGAAACATTTACGCTTCTGATTCTCTGACAACCATGAACATCTTTGCGGTTAGTTTGTACGGTGATGGTTATGGGATTTCAAACATCCAGAGTTCAAGCATAACCCAACCGTTCACAAACCTCTTCGTCTCAAACTCGGTGACGACAACCAATGTCTTTGCATCCGGCCAGGTTGGAATAGGAACAACTAGTCCAACCTCAAATCTTGACGTTCGAGGAAACATCTACGTCTCAAACTCAGTGACGACAACCAACGTCTTTGCGACTCGTTTGTACGGTGACGGTTATGGGATTTCAAACATCCAGAGTTCAAGCATAACCCAACCGTTCACAAACCTCTTCGTCTCAAACTCGGTGACGACAACCAACGTCTTTGCATCCGGCCAGGTTGGAATAGGAACAACTAGTCCAACCTCAAATCTTGACGTTCGAGGAAACATC